CCCAAACCAGCGTTGCGAGCATCACTCCCTCCAGGCCTTCGGGCTGAAGAGAATGGTTTGATGCCGTAGTAAATGTGATGATCCCTCAGGGATCCCTTCTGAGAAGGAAATCACATATACCTGGGATCGATTCTGAGAACCGGTGTCCCATGTAAGGCTTCATCGAGGGCACTCTTGTAGATGTACCCTCGATCGCTAGCAAAGTGCCACTCCTCAGGATAGGCAACTTTGTAGAAAGGAGAGGGAGGTCTGAGATCTACCAGCTCCTTAAACCGCTCTAGACTTAGAGAGTCTGGACCGCGGTAAATAAGGTCCCAAAGTTTGGCGTACCTTATTTTCAGCCGTTCCGTATTAAATGCGGCCGGTTTCTCCTTGCCAAGGAGTAACTCCTTGAATAGGATAGGGCGCATGAGTTCATCAAAGATGTCCTCTTCGCCTTTCCAACCGTCATTCCAGGCTAAGTCTGTGATGGTTTTAGCGGAATGTATTCCCTCAGGGTCAAACATCCGCTTAATTTCTCTCCACGTAGTGGATGGGAAATTTAATGGCATAGCTTCTTCAAGATAGCTTGTCATTTCCGCGACTTCAGTCTCGTTGAGATGATAGCCGCGGTAACTGTAATTCGTAAGTAACTTACGTAACAGTTTTCGCGCACGGTATCCCTCAGGGATTTCCGCGTCGACATCTTCCATAATTCCCTTTGTAAGGGTTGGGAGATTCTTGTAAACCTGTTCGACTTCGTCGGGCAGGTACAAGTTTAATCCTCCCCACTGAGTGGGGAGCATTAACTGCCAGTACACTCCTGAGGACCTGTCTGGCAGAAGGGAACCCATTCTTTGAAAGAAGCGGTCCCTTACCATCCTGAGCCACTTTGTGCCAAAGTGTTCAGGATTCATCCACTTTAGGGTTCTACCCAGAGAGAGACCTTTGCCTATGGCAACGTTCCTCTCCGAAGAGACCTCAAAGGCCTTCGAAAGTGGACTTAATAGTCGTACCTTGACTGAGTCAACGAACGGACTATTTCGGTACCCCTCGGTTGAAGCATTCACCGAGTCGACCGTAAAGTTATACATGTTTGTAACCTGTAGAACTTTTTCACAGTATTTCACCATCCTGGTTGAAATGCCGTGTTTCCCTACCGAGATCTTAGATCCCGAACGGAGGTGACACTCAGTGATCGCCTCCAGATAGGGAATCGGACCCATTGCCAGGTGATCATCACCGCCAATGTGGTAAGAACGCCAGGGTACCTCTTCAAAGAAGGATACCTTGGTGTTAACCTTTAGAAATTTTCGCAAAGCGAATTCTTCTACCACAAGGTTCAAAATGGATAGAACCACCTTTGTGAGGGGTTCTCCCATCATGATGCCCCGGGTTTGTTTCTCAGAAACGTACCCGGGTGCAGTGAACGTGCGATGACTACGGAGTAGTTCAAGGCACGTACCTCGAAGTTTCGATCTAAGACCGCAACCTTCGAGGAAACCCGACAAGAGTTGGACCCCAACATCTTTAGGGATAGCATCCGTTGCCTCTTTGAGGTCGGAGCTTAAACAAGCACTTCCCTCAGGGAAGGTCTTGTTTTGAAACAGATACAGTGCCTGCCAGGCCTGGTCTGTTTTAAGGAGCGAACTCCTCGCAGAGGGGTGTCGTCCTAAATACGCTTTTGCACTGTGTGCAACGCTTTGCTGAAGCGTATTAAGCCAGAATGGACCTGTGGTTACAATTCTGGCTTTATAACCGGGCTCAGGTACTGTAAGTACGCGGCATGGAATGCCGAGTCCGGTTAATTTCCAATCTTCCCATTCTAAGAATGCGACGACTAGGATTTGATTACCGATGGCCTCATCGAAGCCTTGGTAATGTAGATGAAGACCATGAAACTCTTCAAGAGTGATGAGTTCTCCGAACTCCAGGTCTTCATAATGTTGGTAGGGCTCAGCCCGGCACCAATATCTCCACCTTTCCTTGCCCGCAGGGCAAGTTAGGGTGCACATGGGGGTCTCAATGACTTCGTCATGCTCCGGTCGGACACTTAGTATCCTACGGAGAGCCTCCCGTGTTTCTTTACTACGACCACCGTCTTTGACCGTGGCGTAGTAACTACCCGCACCACTCAGAGAGACGTGCGGGTGAATCGCCAATCTTCCAGAAAGGCGATTACACTTCTCCCCGACTCGCACAGCGAGATCGTGGAGGGTATTCAACCACCGGGGATCCGTATCATACGGTTCCTCGATGGAGGTGAAGAACTGTCTCAAAGAGGCAGCTTCTGCCCTCCTATCGCCGCTTGCAAAGTGGCGGGTTGAAGTCAAATGTGCAAATTTCTCGCAGAGAATCTTTGTACATTTTCCCTGGACCATGTCTGAGACATCATCAAAAGATGAGAGAACTTTCCAGAAGAAATTCTCTGGTTTGGGAACCGGAAGTTCTGGTTTGAAACCAGCCATCCGGTTATACAGGAAGGAGGTGACCTCCTTCCAGTACTCCATTACCTTTCCTACTCCGTAGGGGGCAATGGTAAGGATCTTCCTCACTAAGTGAGTAAGGGCCTTTCTCTTCTCTGAACCTTTAAGGAAAAGAGAGGAGTCAAATAAGAGCAGTGAGTCTATGACTCCGTGGACGCAGTCCTCTGCCCTTATTATTTCTACCTTCGGTCTACTGAGTAGAATCGAAGCGGAAATCCTAGACATGCCTAGGTTGGAAACCAACCAGGCAATACGCTTGTGGCGTAGCCGATCTTGAAGAACGGTGTCTCGGAAATTTTTCTTTCCTCGGTGCTTTACATCGAAGATCGAAAAACACCTAGAACGGAAGACGTAGTCTCCGTTCGGGTGAAGGAAGGGTACATAATACCCTGCCTTTGCATGCTCGCTCCTGCCGGCTTCCGAGGAAGTTCGGTTTCGAAGCTGGGGCATGAAACGCTG